AGAATCAAACGATCAAGGTAGTGTTGTATGTAATGGTTTATATTATGATTTAGAATACGAAAACTTATTTGTAGAATCAACTGTGAAAGCTGGTGCAATTGGTGCTACAATGACTAAACGTGTAAAACGTATCGGTTGTTCTACATTAAAGGATTTTGTTGAGCAAAAGAAATTGCATATTGTAGACGCAAACACAATTATGGAGATGAGTACATTCGAAGCAAGAGGTACATCGTTTCAAGCATCGGGTAGTAATCATGATGACTTAGTAATGAACCTAGTCATGTTTGCATGGTTTGCTACAACGGATATATTTAATGGTATAACTGATATTGATATGAAGAATATGTTATACAAAGAGCAGCTGCAAGCGATACAAGATGATTTAATACCGTTTGGCTTTATAACAAGTGCAGCTGTAGACGAACCAGTAGTGGAAGTAGATAATACAGGGCAACAATGGGTTGTCCAAGAGCCTATCTCGAAACTATAAATATTATAAATAATAGTAATTGAGTAAGTATCGTATTATGAACACACACTATTTAACCTTTGAGAGGATATAAAGATGGCATTTCAAGTCTCGCCCGGCGTCGAGGTAAAAGAAATCGACGCAACAAATGTGATTCCTGCGGTATCTACTAGTATAGGTGGGTCAGTCGGATTTTTCACAAAGGGTCCCGTTGATACTCCAATTACTGTTAGTTCGGAAAAACAGTTAGTGGAAACCTTCGGTGAACCTACTGCAGCAACATTTAAATATTTTGGCCCAATGGCGGCTTTCCTAAAATACGGAAACGCGCTGAAAGTAATAAGAGTTGAAGGAGCTGAAGCTCTTAATGCAGCTGGTACAGCTGCTGCGGGTGATGCTACAGCTCAACTTATTAAAACTAAGGACGCATTTGATGCACTAACTCTTGCAGAGACTGCAGGTGATTTTATTGCACGTTCGCCTGGTGTTGAAGGTAATGCAATAGATGTACACGTTTGTCTAGCAAACAGTACTTCATTTACTGCATGGACCCATAAAGCACTATTTTCAAGAGCTCCTGGAACTTCAAACTTTGCAGTATCAAAGGGTAACGCTGACGCGGCCGATGAGCTACATATTGCAGTAGTTGATAGAACAGGCGTAATTAGTGGAGTCCCAGGAACAGTTTTAGAAACATTTGAGGCACTAAGTCAAGGTACTAATGCTAAAAATGACGATGGTTCTACTAATTTCTTTAAAGATGTTGTTAATTCAAAGTCACAATATATCTATGCAGGTTATACTGGTGCGGCATGGCTAAATGGTACTGCTGCAATACCAGCACAGATTACACAAGATAGCACATCATATACTGCAGCTGCAGATACAGCTCCTCTGGTAGTCGCATTGAGCTTAGGCGTAGCTGGTACTATAGCAAATACGGCAGTAGTAACTGGCTTAGATTTGTTAAAAGACGCAGAAACACTTGATGTTAATTTGCTTTTTGCTACTGCGGATTTATCAACAGAAAGTGCTGCAATTGCTATTAAACTTCAAGAGGTAGCAGAGCATCGTAAAGATTGTGTTGCTTTTGTATCTCCTCCAGTGTCGTTAACAGATGGTAGTAGTGCTATTTCTGCAGATACAATTGCATCTGATGCTACGCTTTCTGGTCGTAATTCATCATATGTTATACTAGATTCAACTTCTGTTAAAGTATATGATAAATATACCGATACGTATCGATTCATAAACGCTTCTGGTCATATAGCTGGTCTTTGTGCTAATACTGATCGTGTTGCTGATGCTTGGTTCTCACCAGCTGGTGAAACTCGTGGTCAACTCTTAGGAGTAACCAAATTAGGCTTTAATCCTAATAAAGCTGAGCGTGATACATTATATAAAGCAAGCGTTAACCCGCTAGTTTCATTCCCAGGACAAGGGACAATGTTGTTCGGTGATAAAACTTCACAATTCCGTGCTTCTGCATTCGATCGAATTAATGTTCGTCGATTGTTTATTGTTTTGGAAAAAGCAATTTCAACTGCATCTAAGAGCATGTTATTTGAATTTAACGATGAGTTTACCCGCGCAAACTTCCGTAACATGGTAGAACCATTCTTGCGTGATGTTAAGGGCCGTCGCGGTATTACTGATTTCTTGGTAATTTGTGATGAAACAAATAACACTGGTAATGTTATTGATAGTAACCAATTCGTTGCTGATATATTCATTAAACCAGCTCGATCAATTAACTTTATTAAATTAAACTTCATCGCTACGCGAACTGGTGTTGAGTTTAGTGAAATCGCTGGACAATAGGAGTAAATAAAAATGGCTATTTTAGGTGTAGATGACTTTAAGTCAAAACTAACAGGAGGTGGTGCTCGCGCCAACATGTTCAAGGTAACATGTAACTTTCCTGGTTATGCGCAGGGTGATGTAGAACTTACTTCATTTATGTGTAAAGGTGCTCAGTTACCAGCTTCGATAATTGCACCGATCACGATTCCGTTTCGTGGTCGTCAATTACAAATTGCCGGTGATCGTACATTCGAACCATGGACTATCACTGTAATTAATGATGGTGAGTTCAGTGTAAGAAATGCGTTTGAGCGATGGATGAATGGTATCAATGAACATAATAATAATGCAGGTCTTGTTAATCCTGTTGATTATCAAGCTGATATGATTGTTGAGCAATTACGTAGAGATGGTAGTGTTTCAAAGCGCTATGATTTCCGAGGTACTTGGCCAACGAATATCTCTGCAATTGATGTTAACTATGATTCAGAGAATGCTATCGAAGAGTTTACAGTTGAGCTACAAGTTCAATACTGGGAATCAGATACCACTTCTTAATTGGTGTATAAATAATATAGTGAGGGGAATTTCCTTCCCCTCCATTATTATGGAGATTATTAGACATGGCTGAGTTTTTTGGCTTTGAGATAAAAAGAAAAGATGCAGATGCTACTGAGAAACCTTCAGTAAAGACCTTTGTCGCCAATGCGGAAGAGGACGGCGCAGGTGTCATTAAGGCTGCAGGGCATTTTGGATCCTATTTAGATTTAGAAGGCAATAATCAAAAGAACGAAGCGGACTTAATTCTTAAGTACCGTGATATTGCATCGCATCCAGAATGTGATACTGCAATTGAAGATATTGTAAATGATGCAATTATTGGTGATCATGATTCATCACCTGTTGATGTTGTATTAGACAAAGTAGAGACCTCTGATGCTATTAAAGAGACAATCAGAGAAGAATTTGATAATATTTTGACCATGCTAAACTTTAGTCAGCATGGTCATGATATATTTAAAAAGTGGTATATCGATGGACGGTTACCATATCATATTGTAATTGATTCGAATGCCCCAAAGAAAGGTATTCAAGACTTACGATATATTGATCCCATTATGCTTCGTAAAGTAAAGGAAGTAACAGAAGAAAAGGATCCAAAAACTGGTGCAACTCTAGTAAAAGGTGCAAAAGAGTTTTTCATATATAGTGATCCTGAAGATACCTCTGATGCAAGTGGTCGTCAGTCTGGTCTGAAAATACATAAAGATTCGATTGCATATTGTACATCAGGTATGTTAGATCCAAGTCGTAAACGTATTCTTTCATACTTACAAAAGGCAGTTAAACCAGTTAATCAGCTTCGTATGATGGAAGATTCATTGGTAATCTATCGTATATCAAGAGCTCCAGAGCGTAGAATCTTTTATATTGATGTAGGTAACTTACCGAAAGGTAAAGCTGAAGAATACGTACGTGGTATCATGAGTGAGTATCGTAATAAGCTTGTATATGATGCAAGTACTGGTGCTGTAAAAGATGATAAGAAACATATGTCAATGTTGGAAGATTTCTTCCTACCACGAAGAGAAGGTGGTAAAGGAACTGAAATTACTACATTGCCGGGTGGAGAAAATCTTGGTCAGATTGATGATATTCTATACTTCCAGAAGAAACTATTTAAAGCTTTAAATGTTCCTATGGGACGTATGGAACAAGATACTGGATTCTCTATTGGTCGATCTACTGAGATTAGTAGAGAAGAAGTTAAATTTAAGAAGTTTGTTGATAAGCTGAGAAACCGATTCTCTGATTTGTTTATCCAGCTTCTTAAAACACAATTGATCTTGAAAGGTATTATTACCACACAAGATTGGGAAAGCTGGAAAGAAGATATTAACTTTGACTTCATTGAAGATAACTACTTCTCAGAGTTAAAAGAAGCAGAAATGATTAGAGAACGTTTCGAAATGCTTTCTACCTTAGATGAGTATGTTGGTAAGTATGTATCTAATAATTGGGTACGTAAAAACATTCTTAAATTTAGTGATGAAGAAATTGAAGATATGGCTAAGGATATGGAAGCAGAGAAAGGTGATGAAGACGAAGGCGATATCGATACCGATTTACTGTAGAAATAAACATTTTTATAAATATATAATACAAAGAGGATATTATGGACGTACTACAATTAATTGATAACGTTAGCAAAGGTGATAACGTTAATGCTAAAAAAGATTTTGACACTGTTATAGGTCAAAAGCTTACTGCTGCTTTAGATGCAAAGAAAATCGAAATTGCATCTCAATTAGGTCAACCTAAACAAACAGAAGAAGAGTAATATATGCTTACATTTGTCGAGCTCCGAGAAAAAGTTAAACTTGCTGGTGGTGAAAAGCAGGTAAAGGCGTTTAAAGCTGGTAAGAAAAAGAAGACTGATGTCGTCATTACTCAAAAGGGTGGTAAGTTTACTGTATACGTTAATGGTGATAAATTAGATGATTCTTTTAAGAATGCTAAAGAAGCTGAAAAGAATGTAAATGACTTTATCAAACTTATGGGCGAGGAACTCGAACAATGAAATTGATATCAGAATATCATGATAGTAACCTACAGGTTATTACAGAAGCAAAGAAAGACGGTAAGAAAGAATATGTCATTGAAGGCGTATTCATGCAAGCCGATAAACAAAATAGAAACGGACGTGTTTACGAGAAAAGCATCTTAGAAGCTGCTGTAAATAAGTACGTAAAAGAACAAGTAAAGACTGGTCGTGCAGTTGGTGAGTTAAATCACCCTGATGGACCAGGTATTAACTTGGATAAAGTTTCACATAAGATCACTGAACTTCGTTTTGAAGGTAGTGATGTTATTGGAAAGGCATCAATCTTACAGACTCCTATGGGAAAGATCGTTGAAGGTCTACTTGAAGGTGGTGTGAAGCTTGGTGTATCAAGTCGTGGTATGGGTACTCTTGAGAAAAAAAATGGTGTCATGCAGGTCGGAAAAGACTTTATGTTAGCAACTGTAGATATTGTACAGGATCCATCTGCTCCCGAAGCATTCGTTAATGGTATTATGGAAGGTGTTGATTGGGTGTGGGATAATGGCATTTTAAAACCTCAAGAAATTGAAATAATTGAGACTGAAATAAAAGAGGCTCGAAATATGCGTTCAGCGGATATTGAGATTAAAGCTTTTAAGAATTTCCTCTCTAAACTTGTAAACTCCTAAGGAGATAATATATGTCTATTGTAAACGAAGACATTGATAATGCAGAGCTAAGTGAAGAGCTCGTTGATGAGACACAAGTTGATTCATTAGACGAGGAAACACTTGAAGAGAAAGCTGCAGTCAAAAAGGAAGAAGACGAAGTCGAGAAAGATGAAGACGACGTTGAAGAAGATGAGGACGAAGATGAAGATGAAGTTGAAGTCGATGAAGACGCTGATGGCGTTGACGGCGGAGACGGAAAAGAAATCGGTGCTGATCAAGAAATTCCTAAGACTAAAGCTGGTATCGTAAATGCTGCTTATTCAATGATGAAAAAAGCTAAGAAAGATGAAGCTGTTAAATTATACCAAGGTATGATGAAAGCTGCTCAAATGAAAGAAGATGTAGATGCTGAAGAAGAAGCTGTTGTTACAGAAACTGCTGATGTATCACACATTGACTATTCAGAAGATCTAGATGTACTTGTTGCTGAAGAAGCAACTCTTTCTGATGGTTTCCGCGGAAAAGCTGGAGCTATCTTTGAGGCTGCGCTATCAAGCAAAGTTGGTACTGAAATTGATCGTCTTGAAGGTGAATATGCACAAAACCTAGAAGAAGAAGTTTCTTCTGTTAAAGGCGACCTAGTTGAGAAAGTTGATGCTTACTTAAACTATGTTGTTGAAGGTTGGATGGAGTCTAATGCTGTTGCTGTTGAAGCAGGTCTACGTACCGAAATCGCAGAATCATTCATGACTTCTTTGCAGTCTGTATTCAAAGAGCACTATCTTAGTGTACCTGAAGGTAAGGAAGATCTGGTTGACGAATTGTCAGAACAGGTTGCCGAGCTGGAAGAGCAACTCAATAAAACCACTGACGAGAATGTTGAATTATTTCAATCTGTACAAGAGTCACAACGTGCAGATGTAGTAAGAAAATATACCTCTGACCTCGCAGCTACTGAAGCTGAAAAACTTTCTTCTTTGGTTGAAGATGTAGAGTTTGGCGATGTTGAATCTTTCGAAATGAAAGTGAAAACTATCAAAGAATCTTACTTCATGAAAGAGTCTGTTGAATCAGAATCAGAAGTTGATAAAGTTGTTGGAACAGATCAAGCTCTTACTGAGCACACTTCTGATTCAATGTCAAGATACACCTCAGCACTTAGTTCACACGTATTTAAGTAAGCTGTAAAACTATTTTTTTTTTAAAATAAACATTAATAGGAGAAACTAAAATGTTTAAATCAGATCAAGCCCTTATGGAAAAATGGGGTCCCGTATTGGATCACGAAAGTGCACCAATTATCGAAGACTCTCACAAGCGTGCAACAACTGCGCGTCTTTTAGAAAACACTGAAGAAGCTCTTCGTCAAGAACATGCTCAATCTTCTTATTCAATTAACGAAGCACTTGCAGGTACTACTACTGCTTCTGCTGCTAACCCAGATCCAGTATTGATTTCATTAGTACGTCGTGCAATGCCTAACCTTATTGCTTATGATGTAGCTGGTGTACAGCCAATGTCTGGTCCAACTGGTCTTATCTTCGCGATGAAATCACGTTATGCCGATGGCGCTGTTACTACTGCTGATGCTGAAGCTCTATTCGACGAAGCAGATACTGATTTCTCAGGTGCTGGTACTCATGCTGATGGTGCTACTGATAATACTGGTGTAGCTCTTTCTACTTTTACCTCTGGTGCAGCCCAGGCTAAAGTAGGCGACGTATACCAAGTTCTAACTGCTCCAGCTTCTGGTTCTACTACAGCAGCACAATGGAGTTCATTTGGTGGTGACGGTACAGCAACAGCTATTCCTGCCGTTGGTGATATTATCGAAATTACTTCTGGTACTGGTGCTGGTGTTGGTAATGGTACTGCTACAGTAATCTTTGTTGGTTCAACTGGTACTGGTAAAGCTACAGCTGCTGGTGAAGATGGTGCTCCTGCTTCAATGGGTTTCACTGTTGAAAAAGTAACTGTAGAAGCTAAAACTCGTGTACTACAGGCTGAATACACTATGGAATTGGCTCAAGACCTTAAAGCTGTACACGGTCTAGACGCTGAAGCTGAATTGGCTAATATCCTTTCTGCTGAAATTCTTGGTGAAATCAACCGTGAAGTTATCAAGAGCATTAACGAACTTGCTAAAGTAGGTACTACAGGTACTGTCAAAGGTACTCTTAATACTGCTACTGCTCTTGATGTTGGTGAAGGCCGTTGGCAAGCTGAGAAGTTCCAAGGTCTAGCTTTCCGTCTAGAACAAGAAGCTAATATCATTGCTAAGGAAACTCGTCGTGGTAAAGGTAACTATATCATCTGCTCAAGTTCAGTAGCTGCTGCTCTATCTGCTGCTGGTTCTATGGCTTATGGTTCAGCTCAAGACACTCCTTCTCTAGCTGTTGATAACGCTGGTAACACTTTCGCTGGTACTCTTAAGAACGGCATGAAAGTATATGTTGATCCTTATGCATTCCGTGACTATGCTACTGTTGGTTATAAAGGTACTAACACTTATGACGCAGGTCTATTCTACTGCCCATATGTACCATTAACTATGATGAAAGCTGTTAACGCTGAAGACTTCCAACCTAAAGTTGGTTTCAAGACTCGTTACGGTCTACAACAGAATCCATTCTCTGGAACTGGAACTGGTCGTGGTACTGCTGGTACTAACCCTTACTTCCGTCGTAACTTTATTCTTGGTGTATAATTAAGAATAACTTCTTCGAAGTAAAATTAAAGGGGGATCTTCGGATCCCTCTTTTTTTGCGTATAAATAAAGATATAACGGAGATAAATTATGGCAGTGACAACTAATAAAAACTTTCTAAGTCCTACGGGCTTTGCGTTAAAGATTGATTACAATAAGTATCCTAATCTTGAGTACTTCTGTACGGCAGCAAGCTTACCAGGAATCAGTATGACTGAAGCTCCTGTTCCATATAAAGGTGCTAACATTGGATTTGTCGGTGATCGAATCAACTTTGAAGATTTGACAGTAAGATTTAATGTAAC